GGAATGGAACTATGAGGGATTTATTGATGAGTTTGGACAGCCCGTCTTCAATACCCCAAAAAAACAGCGTATTGGACCTCACGGAGAATTAATAGAAGTAGGTGTAATAGATCACTGGCAAAACGAAGCTGATGGCCTAAAAGAAGATCAAGATGCATTAAACGAGTTTTACCGTCAGTTTCCAAGAACTGAAGAGCACGCGTTTAGAGATGAAACAAAAAATAGTATATTTAACCTAGTTAAAATATACGAGCAAATAGATTATAACGAAGGTATAAGAAACAGCTCAGCTGTTACTTCTGGAAACTTTCAATGGGTCAGTGGAGTCAAAGATACTCAAGTAGTATTTAATCCAGATCTTAATGGTAGGTTCAATATTAGTTGGGTTCCAGATAGAAAACTTCAAAATAGAGTGATATTAAAAAATGGAATTAAGTATCCCGGAAATGAGCATGTTGGTGCGTTTGGCTGTGACAGTTACGATATTAGTGGTACTGTTGATGGTAAAGGATCTAAAGGAGCGCTTCATGGATTAACTAAGTTCTCTATGGAAAATGCTCCATCAAACCACTTTTTTTTAGAATACCTTGCAAGACCACAAACTGCTGAAATATTTTTTGAAGATGTATTAATGGCTTGTGTATTTTATGGTATGCCATTGCTAGCAGAGAATAATAAACCAAGACTACTTTATTATTTTAAAAGAAGAGGTTATAGAGCGTTTAGCATGAATAGACCAGATAAAATTTGGAACAAGTTATCAGTGGCAGAAAAAGAAGTAGGAGGTATTCCTAACTCTAGCGAAGATATAAAACAAGCACATGCTGCTGCTATTGAAATGTATATAAATGATTACGTAGGTATTAATAAAGATGGTGATTACGGTAATATCTATTTTAACACCACTCTTAATGATTGGGCAAAGTTTGATATTAACAAAAGAACTAAGTTTGATGCTTCTATAAGCTCTGGCTTAGCTGTTATGGCTTGCAATAGACATTTATACACACCTGTGACAACAAAAGAAAAGAGAAAATTAAATATACATGTTGCTAGGTATAACAATAATGGCAATATGTCACAAATAATTAAAAGATAAATATGGCTAATTCAAGTACGCACAATTATTTCCCAAGCCAAGTTGTTAGTGATTTAGAAAAAATTAGCTATGACTACGGTCTTAAAGTAGCTCAAGCAATACAGCACGAGTGGTTTGACTTTGACCAAAGCAGAAGTAATAATAGATACAGAGATCAACAAGCTAACTTTCACAGATTAAGACTCTACGCTCGTGGAGAACAATCAATTCAAAAATATAAAGATGAATTATCTATAGATGGCGATTTATCATACTTAAACCTAGACTGGAAGCCTATTCCTATTATACCTAAATTTGTAGACATAGTGGTAAATGGTATGGCTGATAAAGATTATGAAATAAAAGCCTACTCTCAAGATCCATACGGTGTAGCTAAGAGAACAGAATACATGGAGTCTATATTAAGAGATATGAATACTAAAGATTTTAATGATCAAATAGGTAGTATCTTTGGTATTGATATGTATGAAAATGATCGAGACACTTTACCTGAAACACAAGAAGAATTAGCATTACATATGCAGCTTAGCTACAAACAATCTGTAGAGTTAGCTGAAGAACAAGCTATAAGTGTATTAATGCGAGGTAGCAAGTATGATCTTATTAAAAAAAGATTTTATTATGATTTAACTGTTCTAGGTATTGGAGCTGTTAAAACTTCTTTTAACACTTCTGAAGGAGCTGTTGTTGAGTATGTAGATCCAGTTGATTTAGTATACTCTTACACTGAGTCTCCATACTTTGACGACTTATACTATATAGGTGAAGTTAAAGAAATTCCTATTAATGAACTTGTAAAGCAGTTTCCACATTTAAGTAACGAAGATTTAGAAGAGATTCAAAGCACAAACGCAACTTATAGAAGTAACTATTCTCATGGTAGTAGAGCTAAGCTAGATGGTAATATAATTTCAGTTCTTTATTTTAACTATAAAACTTATATGAATGAAGTTTATAAAATGAAAGAAACTGGTACTGGTGGTGAAAGAGCAATACCTAAAGATGATACTTTTAATCCGCCAGAAGATATGGAAGGTAATTTTGCTAGACTACAAAGATCTGTAGAGTGTGTTTATGAAGGAGCAATGATATTAGGTACAGATAAACTTCTTAAATGGGAGATGTCTAAAAATATGATGAGACCTAAAAGTGATTTTACAAAATGTAAAATGAACTATTCTATTGTTGCGCCAAGAATGTACAATGGTAGAATTGAAAGTTTAGTTAATCGTATTACAACATTTGCTGATATGATTCAGCTAACACATTTGAAGTTACAACAAGTAATGTCGCGTATGGTTCCAGATGGTGTTTATTTAGATGCTGATGGTTTAGCTGAGATAGATTTAGGTAATGGAACAAACTATAACCCGCAAGAAGCTTTAAATATGTTCTTCCAAACTGGTTCGGTTATTGGTAGATCGTTTACGCAGGATGGTGATATGAATCCAGGTAAAGTACCTATTCAAGAAATAACATCTGGCTCTGGTGGAAACAAGATGCAAGCATTAATTCAAACATACAATTATTATTTACAAATGATTCGTGATGTGACCGGTCTTAATGAAGCTAGAGATGGTAGCACACCAGACAAACATGCTTTAGTTGGACTTCAAAAACTGGCAGCTGCAAACTCTAACACTGCTACTAGACATATACTTCAAGCTGGTATGTATTTAACAGTGGATACAGCAGAAGCTTTAGCTCTTAGAATATCTGACATACTAGAGTATTCACCAACAGCAGAAGCTTTTGTTCACGCTATAGGAGCTCATAACGCTGCTACGTTAGAAGAAATGTCTGAGTTACACTTATATGATTTTGGTATATTCTTAGAGTTAGCTCCAGATGAAGAAGAAAAGCAATTATTAGAAAACAACATACAGGTAGCATTACAAAAAGAAAATATTAATTTAGAAGATGCAATTGATATTAGAGAAATAAAAAGTGTTAGATTAGCTAATCAGTTGTTAAAGGTTAGACGTAAAAACAAAGAGCAAAAAGATAGACAAATACAGCAACAAAATATCCAAATGCAAACACAATCTAACGCACAAGCAGCACAAGCTGCCGCTCAAGCTGAAGTGCAAAAAGAACAAATACTTGCACAAACAAAAATACAAATAGAACAAGCTAAGGCTCAATTAGAGTCTCAGTCTAAAAATCAAGAAGCTATGCTTAAAAAGCAGTTAATGGAATATGAGTTTCAATTAAACATGCAATTGCGTCAAATGGAAGTTGAGGCTTTAAAGTCTAGAGAAACTTCAAAAGAAGATCGTAAAGACGAAAGAACTAAAATACAAGCTTCACAGCAAAGTGAAATGATTGAACAAAGAAAAACAGGTGGATCACCTAAAAAATTCGAATCATCGGGTAATGATATACTCGGAGGTGGATTTAACTTAGGTGCTTTTGAACCTAGATAGATAAACAATTAATTTTTTATATTTTATATTATGGAACAAGAACTAGAAAACGTTGAAGAAGTTCAACAAGAAGAAACAACACAAAGTGTTGATGAAAGTAAATTTGAATCTGCTGGTGATGACTCAATTATCAAAGTAGATTTAAGCAAACCACCGGTAACGGAAGAAAATGAAAAACCAAATGAAGAACCAAAAGAAACTGCAGAAGATACAACTGACACTGCAGGAGTGGTTGCAAGCGATGAAAGTCCCGAGCCCACAGAAAAACAAGAAGAAATACAACCGGAAGCAGAAGCACAAGAGCAGCCAGTATTAGAAGAAGTAACTGATCAAGAATTAGAAGATGTAAAAGAAGAGATCGAAGAGGTTATAGCTGAAGCTGAAGCTACTGGAAAACCACTACCTGAAAGCATTGAAAAATTAATGCAATTTATGGATGAAACAGGTGGTGACTTAAGTGATTACGTAAAGTTGAATCAAGATTATAACGAAATGGATAATCTTACAGCATTACAAGAGTATTACAAGATTACAAAACCTCATCTAGACGCAGAGGAAAGAGCGTTCTTAATGGATGAAAACTTTTCGTTTGACGAAGAAGTAGATGATGAGAAAGAAATAAGAAAAAAGAAAATAGCCTTAAAAGAGCAAGTTGCCGAGGCTAAAGCCTACTTAGACGGGCAAAAGTCTAAATATTATGAAGAGATTAAAGCTGGATCGAAACTCACTGATGAGCAACAGAAAGCAGTTAATTTTTTCAATCGTTACAATAAAGAGTCTGAAGAGACTCAAGCGAAAGCAAAAGCAGCTAAGTCTGTGTTTGACAAGAAGACTGAAGGTTTATTTAGCAACAAGTTCAAAGGTTTTGAATATGAAGTTGGAGATAAAAAATACAGGTTTAATGTCAACAATGCTGAACAAGTGAAACAAACTCAGAGTGATATTAACAACTTCATAGGAAAGTTTCTTAATGAAGATGGTACGATAGGAGATGCTAAGGGTTATCATAAAGCACTATATTCAGCAATGAATGCCGACGCTGTTGCAAAACACTTTTACGAACAAGGTAAGGCAGACGCTTTAAAAAATAGTGTAGCTAAAGCTAAGAACGTAGATATGAAGCCAAATCAAGTTCATAAGAATGTTGATACTGGTGGATTAAAGTTTAAAGTATTAGGAGAAAGCTCTAACGACTTTAAATTTAAAATTAGAAAAAAGAAATGAATTATTTAACAATTTAAAACAAATTAATTATGGCAATTACTCCAGGTGGTAGTTTGAATAGTGTGGCTGCGCCACAACAACAAGCGTTGGCTTCAAACTACATAGATTTCACAGACGGTTCTACCGGCTGGGAACAACAATACCTGCCTGACTTGATGGAAAAAGAAGCAGCGGTTTTCGGTAACCGTACTGTTTCTGGATTCTTATCTCAAGTTGGTGCAGAAGAGGCTAGCTCATCCGATCAGGTTGTGTGGTCTGAACAATCACGTTTACATTTATCTTACGTAGGTACTATAGATTTAAATGGTGATACAAATGGTACTTTCACATGTGTTACTGATATTGACGGAAACGCATTAACTACAACTCACGGTGTTAGAGTAAATGATGTTGTACTTTTAGCAAGTGCTGGAAAAGTTTCAAAATGTTTGGTAGTAGAAACTCCAGACTCAGCTGTTATTTCACTTGAGTCTTATGGTGAAGCTGTTCTTACTAGTCACTCTGAAACTGCTAGTGCAGCAACTTTATTAGTTATAGGTTCTCACTTTGGAAAAGGACAGTCGTACAGTGATATTACTGGTACAGCTGCTTCAACTTCTAGAACTTCATTAACACCTACATTTAAGTCGTATGGTAACCAAATGCAAATAATGAAAGATTATTATGCTGTATCTGGTTCTGATGCTTCTCAAGTAGGTTGGGTTGAAGTTTCTGCTGAAGACGGAACTTCAGGTTACTTATGGTACTTGAAAGCTGAAGGAGAAACTAGAGCTCGATTTACTGATCACTTAGAAATGACTATGCTAGAAGCTGAAGCAACTGCTGCTGCATCTATCATTGGTTTTGCTGATGGTCAGATTAGAGGTGGTGCTGATCCAGGCGCTGGTCTTGGTACTCAAGGTTTATTCGACGCTATTGAAGAAAGAGGTAATGTTACTTCTGGTATCACTGGTGTTAACGCTGCTACTGATTTAGCTGAATTTGACGCTATCTTAGCTGAGTTTGATAACCAAGGTGCTATTGAAGAAAACATGATGTTCGTTAACCGTGCTACAAGCTTGGCTATTGACGACATGTTAGCTTCTATGAACTCTCATGGTGCTGGTGGTACTTCTTACGGAGTATTTGATAATGATGCAGACATGGCATTAAATTTAGGTTTCTCTGGATTCCGTCGAGGTTCTTATGACTTCTACAAATCTGATTGGAAATATCTAAACGATAAAGCTACTCGTGGATCAATCAACTCTCGTGGTACTACAGCTGCTATCAGAGGTGCTATCATCCCTGCTGGTGTATCATCGGTATACGATCAAATGTTAGGAAAGAACATGAAACGTCCTTTCTTACACGTTCGTTTCCGTGCTTCACAAACTGAGTCTCGTAAGTTTAAAACTTGGGTTACTGGTTCTGTTGGAGCTACTACATCTGCATTAGATGCTATGGAAATTCATATGTTATCTGAAAGATGTTTAGTTACACAAGGCGCTAACAACTTCATGTTAATGAAGTAGGCGATATTAATTAAGGTCGAGGGCTTCGGTCCTCGATCTTTTTTTTATTAATTTTTTATTATATTATAT